GGTCCTTGGTTCAATAGCGGTGCTGATATATGGGTAACCGAATGGATAAAAGAAGTGGCGCCACATTTAGAAGTGAAGCCACTTCTACTATTCCATAGACATAAACCACAAAATTACGAAGAATTCCCAATTGATATTGAACATATATGGGAAACTTCTGAAGATGAAATCATAAAAATATTAGATGGTGATAGAAGGATTCATATATTGCACTGCCATTACACTCCAACCAGAGCTATACATAAAAATTTGGAAAAAATTGATTCGATTGTTTTCCATAATTTAACAAAAGTATCTTTAATGGCACAAATGGGTAAAGATGAATATCTTCATTGGTATGGTAATTGGGAATATGAAAATGAATTAATTAACAAAATTAAAAATAAAGTTTGGGTGGGTTTATATCATTTTCCTTATGAAACTGAAAATTTACACCATATTCCAAACACTTATGAATTTAAAACAAATAAAGAATTATCAGATTCTACCAAAGTTGGATTTGCAGCTAGAAGTGAAGGTAGAAAAAATGTTGAATATATTGATGGATTGGAAAGTTACATTTCTACAAATTCAGAAACTTTCAACAAATATTATAGAAAAAAATATGGATATAGATTTGAGAAATCAAAAGTTTATAAATTTGATTTCAAATATAAAGAAAGGTTCTACGGCCTTGATTGGGGAATATCTCATTCTTGCTTTGAATTTGAACCATTTGGATACGGAATATTTGAGGCAGTGGATTGGGGTAAACTTCCAATATTACACGAAAAATGGCACGTACCACTTGATTATAAATACAAAGCGATTGACGAGAAAACATTTAAGCAGACCTACGAAACGATTTGTAACGATGATTATGAAACCCGTAAAAGAGAGTTTGAAAAATTGAAAGATTGGATGATAAAACACTTTTCAAATAAAGATGTATGGAAAGAAAAACTTTTAGATATTTATAACGGAGAATAATACATAATAAGATGCCAAGAACCAATTTATCATTAGGTAATTTATATAGAGCAGTAAGCGGCTCGGTTAGACCGGGAGCAGTTTCGTTAGGAGGATTAGCAGGTAATCCAGCTAATACCAGTATGTTATCTTTTGCTATTGATTCGGTGAGTACAAATTTACCAACATTTACATATATAGTAGAATCAACAGATGAAACCGCTACATTTAGTTTTACCAGTGCTGGAACATTACACACATCAAAAGTTGCAATAGTAGCTAATAATTATACTTGTTCATTTGATAACGCAAACTTTACTGTACCATCATCTACATTAGGTGCTTCACCATCGTTTACAGTCAGACCGGCTGCAATTGGAGCATCATCATATTCAGAAGCTGAATCTACATTGACAATGAAGTATGAAGATGGTTATAATTTAAATGCTTCGAATTATGGTGTAGCATCTACCAAAAAATTATATGCAGTAGATGTTTATAATACAATTAACCAACCTGATTTTTGTTTATTATTTGGAACTAAAGCTATAAAATCCGATGGTAGCGAAGTAAATGTTGAAGATTTACAAATTGGAGATAGTATCAAAGCATGGGTACCAGTTAATTTACCAGATGAAACTTTGAATTCGGAAAGTGAACAAATAGAATGGAGATTTCATATGCTTGAAGAAAATGCCGGAGAAGTACAAAATGTATTGGTATCGGATTTAGTATTCAACTTTGCAAGTGGCTATTTTTCAATCAATAATGGTTTAATAAAAGCAACCGGAACTCACCCTCTTTGGGTATTTGATAACGAAGTTCAAAAATATAAATTCAAATTAGTTGAAGATGTTTTACCTGGAGATAAATTGGTAAAATACGATATTACTGATGGTATTGTTGAAATAGAGGTAACAAATATAGAAATTTTAGAAGAAGATGTTGAAATTGTAACTATAAATGTAGAGCAATCAGACGTTTATATTTCAAATGGATTAATTTCTCACAATAAAGGAACATCCACACAGCCATACATCCCATCAACGGGATTAAGAATGTATGTAGACCCATCAAAAGCTCAATCATTCCCATCGCAAACATTACCTTCAACGGGCACACCAATTGTCGATTGGTTGGACTTGAGTGGGTGGGGGACTGGTATTAGACCAAGAGCACAAGCTCCGTTGGCAGCCGGTTCAAACCCTTCATACAATGCAGGAGGAACTAGAAAAGAAAAGTATTACGCATTTAATGGTACTGACCAAACTTTTTATAAAGATTCATCATCTAATATTAATGGTGGTATATCTCAATTCAATGTAACGGCTGGTACATTACATATGTGGATTAGACCTACAACAACTTTAGGAACATCGACTAGAAGATTATTTGACTATAACGGATTTTATGGTATGGCCGTAGAATCAACCGATAACTCAACTTTGAATAGATTAAAATTCTATTCATCAACATTGGGAGATTCGGCACAAGTAACAACATCTCTTTCTTCAAATGTATGGTATTTGATATCAGTAGCATTTGGAAGTGGAACTGCACCACAATTTTATGTTGATGGTGTAGCAGTTGGTTCATTAAGTGCATCGGCAACAATAACGGCACCCGCCTCATCTGATTATGTAGTAATCGGTGGAAATGATGGATTTACATCGTTTTGGAATGGACAAATCGGGCCTGTATTGTTTTACAACATTAAACAAACTTTAGCACAAGTTGACCAAGTTTATGATTATTTCTCACCAACATATAAATAAACTATTTTTGTTGTTTTGAAATAAAAGATTATATTTATAGTAGACATTAAAAATTAAATAAGCATAAAATGGCAGAAAAATTAGTATCACCAGGAGTTTTCACAAAAGAGAACGACTTATCATTTTTACAACAAGGTGTAGCAGAAATAGGGGCGGCATTCGTTGGTCCATTCTTAGAAGGACCATTAGTTCCAACTATCGTTAATTCTCAAGCAGATTTAGAAACATGGTTTGGTAAAGCCGATGGAACATATTACACACCATTAGCAGCTCAAAGTTATTTGAGAGAAGCGGGTAGTGCAACTATTTGTAGAGTAGCAGGTGTAGGCGGATATGTAGAAACAGCTCCATTGTTGTTAACCGCTCAGCATAGTAGCTCAGCAGGAATAGTAACACAATCATTAGGTATTCTTTTCAATAGTGTATCTTCATCGAATGGCGGATTCGCAACTGCATCTGTAGTATCATCCGATAATGGTGCTGGTGATTTTGTAATCTCAAATGTTTACACATCTCCAGTTTCAGCATCATTAGATTTAAGAGATACAAACGATATTGAAGCAGTATTTGGTACATCTCCATTTGGTTCTAAAAAACCTTATGTATATGGATTCTTTAAAAGTTCTTCTTTTGCTAATGTTAGTATAACATTTGATTCAAATGTAACTGCATCTGTGACTCCGTTGGATAACCAAGAATTTACATTTAATGCACAAGAGGCATTAACACCAATGATTAAATCACAATTAATTGCTGGTGAAAGAACTCCATTATTTCAATTCGAAACAATCGGAGCAGGTAACGCAGCAAACAACAAAATTAAAATAGGTATTTCAAATATTAAAGCAGCTGGTTCAGTAAATGGTACTGATTATGGTACATTCACTGTAACTGTAAGAGCATTTGGAGATACAAATAAAAAGAAGAGTGTATTAGAAACATTCGCAAATGTAAACTTAGACCCTAATTCTTCAAACTATATTGCAAGAGTAATTGGTGATAGAAAATTATCAATTGATACCACTGGTAAAATTACAACAACAGGTGATTGGGTAAATCAATCTAAATATATTAGAATTGCAAATTTAAACGAAGGAGCTCCTGTACAGGCAGTACCTTTTGGACACGCCGCATATCAATTACCAATAGCTGCAAACACAACGTTATCGAACCAAATTCCAACAGTAACATTTGTAACTGCATCGGCAACACAATTTGGTGGTATAGATTTAGATTTTAACGTAAATAACTCAATTTACTTAAAACCAATTCCTAAATATGCAACTGTTGGTGCAAACGTTGACTTTGGTTTGGATGTAACGAATGGTGGTTCTTTATCATTAGCAACCGCAGGAGCAGCAGCACAATTTGTTGTAGCATTCCAAGAAGGTTTTGATGGTATGAACCCAGCAACTCCAATCTACAAAGGTTCTGATATTTCAGCTGGAAACTCACAAGGTTTTAACTTAACAAATTCTACATCTTCTGGTTCGGTAGCATATATGAAGCACATCAACGCATTATCAAATGCAGATGAGTGGGATATTAATATGATTGTTGTACCAGGTGTAAATAAAGCAGACCACTCATATGTTCACACAGCAGTTGTTGATATGGTTGAGCAAAGAGCAGATGCATTCTTTATTACTGAAATGGGAGATTCTGATTATTCATTATCATCTACTGTAACTAAAGCAGGTGAGTTAGATACTAACTACGCAGCAACTTACTATCCTTGGATTAAGACAATTGATATTAACACAAACAAATTAGTAACTGTTCCACCATCAGTATTGTTGCCAGCAGTATTCGCAGCAAACGATAGAGTAGCAGCAGAATGGTTCGCACCAGCAGGTTTAAATAGAGGTGGTTTAATCGGAGCAGTAGATGTATTAGATAGATTAACTCAATCTGAAAGAGATACATTATACGAAGCAAAAGTAAACCCAATCTGCCAGTTTCCAGGACAAGGTATTGTAGTGTGGGGACAAAAAACATTACAAGATAAACCTTCAGCATTAGATAGAATCAATGTAAGAAGATTATTATTGACTGTTAGAAAGTATATCGCTTCAACTTCTAAGTATTTAGTGTTTGAGCAAAATACATCAACGACTAGAAATAGATTCTTAAATATCGTTAATCCTTATTTAGAATCAATCCAACAAAGACAAGGTTTATACGCTTTCAGAGTAGTAATGGATGAAACTAACAACACACCAGATGTAGTTGATAGAAACATTATGAAAGGCGCTATTTACTTACAACCAACTAAGACCGCTGAATTCATTCAAATTGACTTCAACATCTTACCAACTGGGGCAAGTTTTGGTGGATAATTTAAAAAGTAGATATTTATATAAAGAAAACAAATTAAATTAAAAAAAGATGCCAGAAGTATTAGAGTTTGATAAAATGTTCTATACCAACTTTGAACCAAAGTTAGGTAACAGATTTATAATGGAAATCGACGGTATAGAATCGTATATGATAAAAACGGCTAGTAGACCAACTTTCACTTCGGAAGTAGTTGAATTAGACCATATCAACATTAAAAGAAAGATTAAGGGTAAATCCACTTGGGATGATGTTAACATCACTCTTTATGACCCAATTGTACCATCAGGTGCACAGCAAGTTATGGAGTGGGTTAGACAATCACACGAATCATTAACAGGTAGAGATGGATACGCAGCTTTCTATAAGAAAGATATCACTTTCTACTTATTAGGACCAGTAGGTGATAAAGTAGAACAATGGACTCTTAAAGGAGCATTTATTTCTTCGGCAAACTTTGGTGAATTAGACTGGTCTTCAAATGACCCATTATCGATAGAATTAACTTTAAGCTATGATTACGCAATTCTTGAGTACTAATCTCTAATTGTAAAATTTAAAATAGTAATTTTTTAAAAGGGGGTAGATTTTCTACCCTCTTTTTTTATGTCTTATTTAGAATGATTATAAATTTCAAAAATATTTTAAAAAAGGCTTGACTTTTATAGCAAAATGTATTACCTTTACTATGTAATAAGAGTTAAACATAAAACAAATAGAGTTATGAACATTTCAGAATTATCAAATTTATCAGTAGCAGAATTAAGAAACATCAATCAGATTGTTGTTGAATTAATCAAACAAAAGCGTAACATCGAATCACTTCAAAAGAAAGTGGGTTTAAGTGTGGGTATGAAAGTGACTGTTAATCACTCGAAGTTGCGTGGTAAAGAGTTGTGGGTTAATAAGATTAACCGAACTAAAGCTACTCTAAGTGTAAAGAGTGGTGGTGTGTTTATCGTTCCAATTTCTTTGATTGAATATTAATTCTTAAATAAATAAAATATGGAAATGTTAGATGTAAGAGGTATGAGTGTGAATGAGTATTGTAACTTCGTTGAGGGTAGAGCCATTCATTTGGGAGTTAGTTCAATGGATTTGAATATTCAGTATTGTGAGATAGGTTTGATTGATTGGGAGATGTATGAAAGAGCTAAGGCTGAATTGTTAGAACGTAGTTAGTTATTATTATGGAACAACAAAACGTAGAACAACAAGTTACCAGAGGATTAGGAAATCAACAAACTGCACAATCGCAAACAAAATCATTTCCTTTCCCAACAGAAGTTATTAGTTTACCATCTAAAGGATTGGTTTACCCTGAATCATCTCCACTATCTAAAGGAGAAATTACAATTAAATTAATGACAGCTAAGGAAGAAGATATTCTTACATCTACAAATTTGATTAAGAAGGGTATTCAATTGGATAAATTATTAGAATCGATTGTAGTAGAGCCGGGAGTTAATGTAAACGATTTGGTAATTGGTGATAAAAATGCTATTTTGATTACATCTCGTATATTAGCATTTGGGCCAGAATATATTACTAAAATAGTTGACCCATTTGATTCGGAAGAAACAGAAGTTAATATCGATTTAACTACAATAAAAGTAAAAGAAATAGATGAATCATTGTTAAATAGACAAAACGAATATAGTTTTGTACTTCCTAATTCGAAAACATCTATTAAATTTAAGTTGTTAACTCACGGTGATGAAATAGCAATTAATAAAGATATTGAAGCATCTCAAAAAACTTTAAAAACATCAAACGAAATTACTACAAGATATAGAAGAATGATTGTAGAAGTTGATGGTAATAGAGAGTTTGGATACATCAGCAATTTCGTTTCAAATAGATTATTGGCCGGAGATTCAAAAGCAATAAGAAAAGAGGTAAATAGAATTACACCTGATTTAGACCTTACATTTGATTATACATCCCCAATAACAGGTGAGACGGAGGCACTAAGAATCCCCTTTGGGATTGGGTTTTTTTACCCTGCCGACTAATTATTCGGTTATTCTCCATCAAAAGATTTTTCAAATGGTTTACTATGCCAATGGTGGATTTAATTGGCATGACCTTTACTATATGCCTATCAAACTTAGAGAGTTCTATTATAGAGAACTTATCAAAGCTAAGGATAAAGAAAAAGAAGAGATGGATAAGGCTACATCTAAATCAAAAGCATCAAGTAGAGTTAAAAGGAGATAAATTAATTAATTGTTTATATTTATAGATAAACATAATAGGAAATTCATGTCAAAAAAAATATTAGTAAAAGAAGGCGCTCTTACCAAATTTTTGCAAAGTTTTTTTATTGCAAAAGCAAAAGGTAAGGAAGATGAGTTTAATAATAAATTATATAAGGCCAGTCCTGAAGTTGCTGAACTATGGAATGATTTAAGCAAAACTATTGATAATAATGTAGCTAGGCAATATAAATGGATGAAATCTAAAGGATATTCCACAGCAGATTTAGATGATTTTATAAAAAAATACAATATTGACGTTTCTTAAATTAGAGTAAGTTGGCTAAATCTAAAAAAACTTTACAGGAAAATCAGTCGCAACTCAAAGCCAATAAAGCTGAGCTGAAACAATTATATGCTCTTGATAATTCAATAAACGATACTCAATTTGCAAGACTTGAACTTTTAGAAAAAGAAAACGCATTATTAGAAAAAAATATAGCTTCGCAAAAAAGGAATAAAAAAGCAATAGAAGATAGCGCTAAAGCTATTAGAGAGAATAATAAATTTTTAAACGATACTGAAGATATATTAGGTAGTATAGCTGATAAAGTTGGTAAACAACATAACTTATATAAAGAAGGTGAAAAGTATTTAGAAAGACAAAAAAAGAGTTTATCAAGTATAGCCACCCTAACCGAAAGTGTTGCAGACCCAAAACTTTCTAAAGCAGCAGAAAAAGCTACGAATGCTTACAAAATATACCAACAAAGTGTAGCTCGTGTAGCAGATAGAACGGCTATGACTGGTAAACAACAGGAAGAAGCCAATGTAGCCATAGCAAGAGCAAGGGCTGAATTTGATGCATCAGTAGCCGCTTTATCTCAAATGGGCGATAACGGTCAGCAAGTATTGGATACCTTAAATGAAATGGCTGATGAAACTGAAAAGTTTGCCAAAAGTGTTACAGCCAGTACTAAAGAATTTAATGCATTAGATAACGTTATGGGTAGCTTCTCCGGACTA